GGTCCACGAAGTCCCGGTTTTTTCCTAGCGGGTGATGCCGACGCCTTGCAACGGCTGGCGCGCAAAGGATGCGGCGCCCCCTCCCGGCAAGTTGTTGCATGATGTGTTGCAAGGAACCTAGCCTGCAACAAGCCATGCAACAAACGTGAGCAACGAACCAGCGCTCGCCGCGCCGGCTGAGTTTGCGCGGATCAAAGGCACCAACCGGTCGACGGTTTCGCGTGCGATGAAGGATCGGATCCGCCAGGCGGTTGTAACCCGCAACGGGAAGCAGCTCATCAATGTGGAGCTGGCCATGACGCTATGGGACAGGAACACCGCGCCAAACAACAACGCCAAGATCAGCAAGAAGAAGTCAGAGCCGGCAAGGGCTCCGGTTGCTAGGCAGCCTGCGGACCCGGCTGCGGCCGCGCTGCTAGATGCCGTGATGACCACGCCTGACGATGAGATCCCCGATCGATATGACAGCGAATCCAGGAAGGTTCACTATCAGGCCGAGCTGGCGAAGCTGCAAACGTTGAAAGAGCGGGGCGAGCTGGTGCAGGTGACCGACGTGAAGCAAGAAGCCTCCCGCCTAGCCCGACAGGTGCGTGATCTGCTGCTGATGATCCCGACCCGCAACGCGGCGAAGGTGGTGACGATGCAGGATCAGGAGGAAGTGCGGGCGTTGCTGCAGTCCGAGATCGAGTCGGCGCTACGGGGGTTAGCTGGTGCCTGACGCGGCGACGATCTACCGCGAAGCGTTCATCGCAGCGCTGCAGCCGCCGCTGGATCTGACGGTAAGCGAGTGGGCTGACCAGAACCGGATCCTGACCCGCCGCAGCAGCAGCGAGCCGGGGCAGTGGCGCACTGATCGGGTGCCGTATCTGCGCGAGCCGATGGACTGCCTCAGCCCCCGCGAGAAGCGCATCAAGCGGGTGGTACTGCTGTTCGGATCACAGACCGGCAAGACCGAGGTGGGACTGAACTGGCTGGGCCGCACCATCGCGCTGGACCCGGCGCCGTTCCTGACGATGTTCCCGACCGAGAGCTTCGCCAAGCGGCAGATTCGTCAGCGGTTGACGCCGTTGTTCAACGATTCGCCAGCGGTAGCGGCGAAGCAAATCAGCAGCAAGAGCAGGGACGCGGCCAACGCCATGTTCCTCAAGGAGTTTGATGGCGACATGCTGCTGTCGATCATCGGGGGCAATAGCGGCAGCGCGGCGCAGGGCATGCCGGCGCAGAACGTATGGGCGGATGAGGTGTCAAGCCTGCCGCTGGAGATGGATGACAAGGGCGACCCGCTGGAGAATGCCGAGGCCCGGCAAACCAACTTCCCGGATCGAAAGGCGCTTATCACCAGCACGCCAGGCACCCGCGGTGCGTGCCGGATCACATGGGAGTTTGAGGCGCGCAGCGACCGGCGGCTTTATCACGCGCTGATGCCGTGCTGCGGATCGCTGGAGGTGCTCCGCTGGCGCGAGCACATGGTCTGGGAGCAGCCTGACGGTGAGGTGTGGTGCCAGTGCCCGGCGTGTGGTGAGCGGGTGGCGCAGCACCATAAGGGCAGCATGCTGGACGGTGGTGTGTGGCGCGCCACGGCGAAGGGCGATGGCGAGACCGCCGGCTTCCACCTGCCGGGCTGGTATGCGCCTTATGGCTGGCTGAGCTGGGAGAAGATCCGCGACGAATTCCTGCGCGCCAAGGGCGACCCGCTGCTGTTGAAGGGCTGGGTCAACAAGCGCGCGGCTGAGGCCTGGGAGGATGAAGCGCTGAGCAAGGTGAACGGCGATGAACTGATGGCTCGCGTCGCTGATAACCCCTACAAAAGCGGCTGGTGCCCGGCTGGCGTGCTGGTGCTGCTGATGGCCGTGGACGTTCAGGACACCTGGCTAGAGGTGAGCGTGTGGGGCGTGGGAAGAGGTGAGGAGATGTGGCTGATCTGGCACGAAAAGATCAGCGGCGACCCGGCGCAGGGTGACGCGTGGGAGCAGGTGGATGTGATCCGCCAGACACAGTGGCCGATGGAGGCCGGCGGCACCATGGCCGTGAGGCAGTGCGGCGTGGACACTGGCGGCCACTACACCAGCGAGGCGTATGAGTTCTGCCGCTTGCGCGCAAAGGAGGGGGTTGTAGCGCTGAAAGGCAGCAGCACCCGCAATGCTCCGCCACTGGGCAAGGGCTCGAAGGTGGATGTCAACCACAGGGGCCGTGTGGTGAAGGGTGGGGTAGAGCTCTACATGGTCGGCACTGATGCGATCAAGCGGACGATCTACGGCAGGTTGAAGAACGAATCGTCGGGGCCTGGCTTTATCAATTTCGGCCAAAACGCAAATGAGGAATACCTGCAAGGCCTTACGTGCGAACGACTGACGCCGCGTTACGTGAAGGGCTTCCAAGTGCTGGAGTGGAAGAAGCCGAGCGGCGCGCGCAATGAACCGCTGGACCTGCTGGTGTACTGCCTGGCGGTGTTTGAGCTGGTGAAGCGTCGCTACAACCGCGCCACGATGTGGGATCAACTGGAGACAGCCGCCGGCGGCCAGCCCCCTGCCCTCACCCCCGTCCCCCGCCGCCGCGGCAACTGGATCAGCAAGGATTAGCCGATGTGCCCTGCGTAGGCTGCCGATATGAGATACACGACGCAGCAACTGACCGACCTGCGGGCGGCGATTGCCGAAGGTGCGCGCGAGATCAGCGCGAATGGTCGGAGGGTGGTGTTTCGTGATCAGGCTGAAATGCTGCAGTTGGAGCAGATGATGAGCGCTGAGCTGGAAGCAGGCGCGTATAAGCCTGCCCGCATCCTCGGTGCGTTTCGGAGGGCCTGATGGGACGTAAGCGCGAGGCGAAGCTACGGGAAGCGCTGGACCTGGCAAGGCGCCAGGCGGCGATTGAACACCTGCGGGCATTCGAGGCAGCGAAGCAATCACGCCGGACTGATAACTGGTACGTCAACGCGCGCGGCCCGAATGCTGATCTGCGGCTAAGCCTGCAGAGGATCGTCAACCGGCATCAGGACCTTGTGGATTCTGACCCGTGGGCAGCGAAGGCGATCAGCGTGGTGGTTTCAAGCTGGGTAGGCGATGGCATCATCGGCAAGCCGCTGAATGCCACGAAGCGCTATGGCGACACCTGGCGCGAATGGTCGGAGTCTACGGATTGCGACTGGGATGGGCTGGGGAATCTGTACGCAAAGCAGGCCTTGATCGCCCGAACGGTGGCGGTGCGCGGTAGCTGCCTGGTGCGTAAGCGGATCGTGCCGGAGCTGATCGACAAGGGCCTGCCGCCGCTGCAGCTGCAGGTGCTGGAGCCCGACTATCTGGACGCCAGCAAAGACGACGGGGCCAGTATCCGCTTCGGGAAGCAGTACCTCGAAAACGGCAAGCTGGAGGGCTACTGGCTGAAGCGCTCGCACCCTGGCGAAAGCGACTGGACGGCGGCGAGACTGACGAGCGACTTCGTGCCCGCCAGCGAGATCTGCCATATCTACGACGTGCGCCGACCCGGCCAAGCCACCGGCGTCCCGTTCGGTGTGGCGGCGCTGCTGAAGCTGAGGGACGTGAGCGATCGTGACGCAGCGCAACTGCTGAAAGACAAGCTCAGCGCGTGCTTCATGGCATTCGTGGAAGATGCAGACGCTGAGGCCGCGACGATACCAGGGCAGACGCTGCTCGACACGCTGGAGCCTGGCACCATTGAGCAACTACCACCGGGCAAGACGATCAAGCTGACGGACCCGCCCTCTTCGGGCGACTTCGTGAGCGTGCAGAAATACCACCTGCTGAGCATCGCCCAGGCCTATGAGATCACCTACGAATCGTTGACGGGTGATCTATCACAGGTCAACTTCTCCAGCGGCCGCATGGGTTGGATGGAGATGCGTCGCGCGGTTGCCCGCTGGCGCTGGTCCATCATGATCCCGCAATTCCTGAACCCCCTGGCCGGCTGGTATCGGGACGCGGTGGCGATGGCCAACCAAGGCCGCGGCACGGCGCGGTTCGAATGGACCCCGCCGATCACTTGGCTGACGGATCCGGCGCGGGAGATTCCGGCTTACGTCGATGCGGTGCGCGCGGGCTTCATGAGCCTGTCGGAGCTGCACCGCATGCTCGGCTATGTGCCAGAGATCGTCATTCAGGAGTTGGGCGAGGACTTTAAGCGCGCCAGGGATGCGGGGCTGGTGCTGTCGGTGGATGTAGCAGCGGGCGGCGGGCTGACTCCATCGGCAATACAGCAGGCCGGCGGCAACCCGCTGGCAAATCTGGCGAACACAGAGAATGAATCAGAAAATCCGATTGCATAGGCTGTGAGCATGGAAACCAGAGACCTGCAACGGATGGCGCTTTTGGCGCCAAACAGTTGGGACGAAGAGACGCGCTCTGCGCAGATCGTCATCTCTACTGATGCCGATGTTGGCGATGGGTTCCGGCTGCTGCATGATCGCGCTTCGGTGCGATTCCCAGGCCGGCCGATCCCCGCGGACTATGACCACAAGCGCAGCTCAGAGTCAATCTGGGGTGCGGTGACGGATCTGAACCTGGAGCGATCCAGCGATGGCACTACGTCATTGGTTGGCCGCGTGATGATCGACGGGCCCGAGGATGCGGTGGCCATTGCGCTACCACGTTTCCGAACGGGCCGCGCGCGCTTCTCTGTTGACGCCAGGCTTTATACCTGGCGGGAATCAGCAGATGGAATGCTGGAGGTAACCGACTGGGAGCCTCAAGTTGTGTCTCTGGTCGCTGCTGGCCAGGACACTCATGCCGTGATGCGCGGCGACCAAACCACTCAGGGAGACCCCCCGATGACTGTCGAGAATCAGGCCGGGGGCGACCCGGTGACCAATGCTGAGCCCATCGCCGCAACCACTGCGCCGGTGCAAGCTGAACCCGCTGTTGAGACGGTAGAGCGCAGCTCTGCTGATGAGAGGCTGGAGCTCGCCGTTCGGCGTGCCGCCAGTGAAGCCAAGCTGGATGAGCCAACCGTGCAACGCATCCTCGCCGAGCACAAAGGCCGCCCGCAGACCGAGGCAGTGATCGCCGTGGTGCGTGAGCACGCCCGCCGGGTGGAGGATCGCGCCCCCGCCCATGCTGGCCATCCGGCTCGGGTTGAGGTGACCCGCGACGCAGGCGACAGCTTGGTTCGCAGCTTCAACGATGAGATCGAGCGCCGGGTGGGCCTGCTCAAAGCCCCGACCGATGCAGGTAAGCAGGTGATGGGCCACAGCCTGCTAGAGATGGTGCGCAGCTACCTGCAATCGCGCGGCATCGACACCGCCGGCATGAGCCGCTCTGAGGTGGTGCGCCGGGGCTTCCATTCGACCAGTGATTTTCCGCTGCTGTTCGCCAACGTCGCCAACAAGCGCCTCCTGGCCGCTTATGCGGAAGAGGTGCAGACCTGGCGCCCGCTGGCCCGTCAGCGCAACCTGCCCGACTTCAAACAGGTCTCTGATCTGCAGATCGCCGGTCAGGTCGTGCCTGAGAAGATCCTCGAAGGCGGTGAATACAAGGCCGGCACCCTGACCGAAGGCCGGGCTACCTGGAACCTCGCCACCTATGGCAAGAAGATCACGGTCACCCGTCAAGCCATCATCAATGATGACCTGGATGCTCTGAGCCGTGTTCCCGAGACCCTCGGCCGCGGCTGCCGCCTGCTGGAGTCGAACCTGGTCTGGGATCTGATCACCAACGGATCACTGGGCGCCACCGTTTCGCTTGATGGCCAGGCGCTGTTCCACAGCACCCACAACAACACCTTCACCGGTGCCACCTCGGTGATCGGGATCCCCGGCATGAGCGAGGCAAAGGTCAAATTGCGCAAGCAGGCAGATTTGGCTGGCAATCGCCTGAGCCTGAGGCCCGCCTATATGCTGGTGCCTCTGGAGCTCGAAACCACCGCCCTGCAGTTCTTGTTCCCGACCGGGTATGCCCCGGCTGCCCTCACCGGCGCAAGCGGCCCCAACCCATTCGCCGCTGGTGTTGAGCTGATCGTTGAGCCCCGGCTTAGTGATGACAGCACCGCCTTCTGGTATGTGACCGCTTCACCCAACCAAGTGGAGATGATCACGTTCGGCTATCTGGCCGGCGAAGAAGGCCCGACGATCACCACCACCGAAGAGCGCGACCCTGATGGGGTTGAGCTTCTCGTCAGGATGGACTTTGGCGCCACGCTCTCCGACTTCCGGGGATTCGTGCGCTGCGCCGGTTCCTGACCCTAATCATCACCATCCTGAGGAGGAACCCAACTCATGAAGAACTTCGTTCAAAACGGCAAGTACCTGGAGATCACTGCTCCGGCCGCCATCGCTTCCGGCGAAGGTGTGCTGATCGGTGACCTGTTCGGTGTTGCCGTAACTGACATCGCTAACAGCGAGAATGGCATCCTGTCTGTCGATGGTGTCTACAAGATCGCCAAGGCGATTGATGTAGGCAGCGGCGGCACGATCTGGGCCCCGGCCTATTTCGATGCCACCCAGAAAAAAGTGACCGCGATTGCCACCGGCAATACGCAGATCGGTCTGTTTGCTGAGACCACGCTCGACGCTGCTACTTCAGCGTCGGTGTTGCTTGACGCGCAGACCGGGGACAAGGACGAAATGGTCGTCTCTTATTCCAAGTACGGCGCCGGGTCGCTGGCTGATCAGAGTTTCTTCATCGCCCCGGTGCCGATGAAGGTGTTGAAAGTGTCGGAGGTTCACTCCGTCGCCAACGCCAGCACCCTGACGGCTGACATCACCAAGTCCACCGGCACCACCGCCCCCGGCGGCGGAACCACGGTTCTGGCTGCACAGATTGATCTGCAGGGCACTGCCAACACTGTGCAGAGCCCTGCCCTGTCGGCTACAGCAGCAAACCTGCTCCTGGCCGCTGGTGATCGGCTGAGCTTCAAGCCGTCCGCGGCTGGCACTGCGATCGCCAATGTCGTGGTGACTGTTCAGCTGCAGAAGCTCTGATGAGCTGGGCCAGCCGCCATAACCTGCTGGCCCAGGCTGTCAACCGGAACCTTGGCGGCGTCTCAGTTATCTGGGGCGCCGTTTCCGGTTCTGCGATATTTGAGCAGAATTCAATGGTGATTCTGGATGACCAGCAGATTTCCATTGAGTACGCATTGCATAATCTGCCGACTGCAACATTTGGTGCAATGCAGTACAACGATGGCGTGCTGGTCGATGGTGTGCACTACACGGTGCGAGAGCCGATGGTAATCGGTGATGGCCGTTACATGGTGGTGAGCCTGAGCAAGGTAGAGCCCAGCTTGGCTACCGTATTCTTGGCTGGAGTCTTTGAGATCGGAGTGTTCGACTGATGTCGTTGAATTTGGTTCGAAGGCTAGTCAAGGGCACGCCGCTTAGCGCGCAGGATCACGACGACAACCTGGACGAGCTGGAGCAGGCAATCGCCCAAGAGCCAGTCCGCGGCCAAGCCTCGCGCACAACCACCGGCGAGATCACGATCGCAACCCAAGGCGTCTATGTGGCCACTGGCCTGGTGGCGACGTTCGATTCAGCGACTGCCAACGAGATGACCCTCGGGACGGCGCATACGTTCGGCGTGAAGAACACCAGCGGCGCAACCCGGCTGGTGCAGATCTACGGCAGCATTGATGCGGCAGCTGGCAACAACAAGGTGCTCGGGGTCAAGTTGGCGCTGAATGGCACGCCGATCGATGCCACCGAATGCCGAGCGTTCACGGGCTCTGGCGGGCAGGAGGCGAAGCTGGTGACGAATTGGATGATCAGCATGGCTGACGATGATGAGGTAAGCCTGTTCATCGCCAACCACACCAGCACCGCCAACATTGAGTTTCGCCGCGGCCGGATCGTGGCGGCAGAGGTGCGTTGAGTTGAGGGCTGCCTAAGCGGTTTGCGTAGGCTGTGAACAGCACGCAGCGCGCGGTTTCATGGCCCCTTACGCCGAGTTCATAGGAAGCGATGGGAAGGGCCGGACGGTGACGCCGGCTGAGCCGCTGCCGGTTGATATTGGCTCTGGCGTAACTATTGAGGTAGGGGCATCGGTTGAGGTTTCCAACGACGTAGGTAACCCCATCCCGGTATCAGTCCCCACCCGCACCCCAACAACGACCAGCGTGGCCAGTAGCGCGACCAGCGTGACGATCCTGGCGAGCAATGCAAGCCGCCGGGGAATCAGCATCGCCAACGATTCAACCGCCGTGTTGCGGCTGAGTTATGCGACCCCGGCCACGGCCGCCAATGCATTCATCGTGATGCAGCCGGGCTCGTTCCTGGCGCTGGATCAGCAGCTCATGATCACCAGCACGATCTACGGCATCTGGGCCGCTGCCAACGGCACCGCACAAGTCACGGAGTACGTCTGATGGGCTTCTATCAACCAGTCGCACCAGCCGGCGCCAGCGGTGATGTTCAGCTGAACCTGTCCGGCGGATTTAGCGCCGTAACCGGTTTCAAATGGGTCACGGGCGAGCTGCAGGTTCCGGGTGATCTGAAGCTCGTCGGCACCGGGTCGTTCACCACCACCCTGCAGCTCGTTACCCCGACCGCTGCGCGGACCATCACCCTCCCTGATGCCACTGGCACCGTGGGTTATGTGGCGGGATCAAACGGGCAGGTGCCCTACAACGCGAGCGGCGCCTATGCGGGCGGGAATCTCAGCTACGACGCAACCGCAGGGACGTTCGGCTATGGCGCCGGGCGCGGCACTGTCACCCAAGCCACCAACAAATCCACGGGGGTCACGCTGAACGCCCCATGCGGTGACATCACCATGAACGGTGAAGCGCTGGCCGCCGATACCACGGCCACGTTCACGCTCACCAACAGCAGCATCACAGCAAATGATGCGCTGGTGCTCAATCACGTTTCAGGAGGAACCGCTCTGGCGTACTCGCTGAACGCGCAGGCCGCTGCTGGTTCAGCCAGCGTCAACGTGCGGAACATCACGGCCGGCTCACTATCTGAGGCGATCGTAATCCGGTTCTCCATCATCAGGTCTTAATCATGGCTCAGTTCACCCTTACCATTCCCGACGAGCTGACGCCAGCGCTGATGGCGGAGTGGCTCATCATGATCAACGCGGGGGCTACGCCGGCTACATCACCCGAGGAGTATTTCGCGGCTGGAGTGGTGGAAACCATTCGCCAGAGATGCGAACAGTACGAGGTAGGTCCGTATTTCGAAGGCATCGCTCAGCCCCGCTTCCTGCAGAACGGAATGCCAAACCCCGACTACACCGGCCCTGATGCCGTAGTGGTGCCTCCCCCGCCGCCCGAGATCGAGGAGGGTGAGCTGTGAGCCTGGCCATTGCCGAAGGCCTGAAGCTGCCCAAGGGAAGCCGGTTTTCCATCGGCGCAGTGCCTGCCGCGATTGCTGGCGTTGCGCCAACCCTGGACTTCCGGCCTGCCCTGGAACGGCGGGAGATTGAGTCTGTCAGCCTGACGGACAAGCTGACGTTTGCCGGCGGCAATCAGGGGACGTTTGTTGGTTCGGATGGCTACATCCAGCGGGCGCAAACGAATGCTCCCCGGTTCACGCATGACCCGCTGACTCGGCGGAGTTTGGGGATGCTGTTGGAGGCGAGTGGGGAGAACCTGCTTTTGAGGAGTGAGGAGTTTGATAATGCGAGTTGGAACAAAGTCTTTGCAACTGTAACCGCAAATACCGCGACAGCACCAAGTGGAACATTAACCGCAGATACACTTGTACCAAATACAACAAATAGTTTTCATTACGTCTCTGCCTTCGCAAGCATAGTGACCGCTACTGTTTATACATATTCCGTGTATGTCAAAGCTGCTGGATACAACTTTGTGTTAATTAACACTCCAGTTGGCTCAATAAATGGAAACGTTGGTCCAATCATTAATTTATCAAACGGCACCAAGGCTGGGTTCTACGTTTTTGATTACCCAACTCAGATACAGAACGCAGGTAACGGTTGGTACAGAGTGTCCTTTCAGTTTACCTCTAGTGGAACCTCTTTTATAATTGAACACAACGTTCTTCCTATTTCTTTAGTAGCTGCCTACACCGGAGACGGCACCTCCGGCGTCTCCCTCTTGGGCGCCCAGCTCAACCCCGGCCCCCTCACCTCCTACATCCCCACCACCACCGCAGCCGTCACCCGCACCGCCGACAGCGCAGTCATCGACGGCACCGGAGTAATCACCGGCGCCTACACCATGGTCGAAAAGCCCGCCGGTTGCGCCGTGATCTCTGGCACTAATATCAACCTCCAAAACGGCTTCACGGTGGAGCGTGTGATGATCTTCCCCGCCACCCTCACCGCCGGCCAGATCACCGCCATCCGGGCAGCTATGTGACCCCATGCCCAGCCTCACCGAGCAAATCCTCACCGCCCTGGAGACCACCCTGGCCGCTACCGCCGGGGTGGGCGGCAGGGTGTACCGGGACCGCGCTGATGCGCTGATCCGCGGCGAATGCCCGGCGTTGCTGATCTACCCAGAGACCGAAACGATCACCGGCGAGACCACCTGTCGTACGGATCGGCTGCTGCTGGTGCAGATCGAAATCATGACCCGCGGCGGTGCCGTATCGCGGGTGGCGGATCCGATCCGCGTCAGTGTCCACAGCCTGCTGTTTGCCAACCCCACGATCGACGGCCTGGCCAGCATCATCAGGCCCGCTAGGCCGAACGTGCAGTGGCAACTGGAGGGCGGTGATAACCAGCCCGGTGCGTGCATCCTGAGGTATGAAATCGGATTCCGTACCCTAACTGCAGACCTGACGGCCTAACGATGCCAGCCAAAGCCAAACCGGCAGGACTGCCGCCATTCCCTGCGGAATGCGGCCACTACGCTCTGTCCCCTGATGGGACGGAATGGCTCACCACTGACCCGGCCGTAGAGGCCACTGCCACTCAGGACAATGCTGACGCGCCGCAGCCTGCTGACCTACTCGGAGGAGAGCACCTACGGGACCCCCTCGGCGAGCACGTACAAGGCACTTGAGATCGTCCGGGACCCAGACGTTGCGCCGCTGGTAGTTGACCGCCTGGCGCGCGAGACCGTACGCCCGTGGCATGGCGCCGACCTGCAGCGGCTGATCAATCGCCGCGTCACCGTCAGCTTCTCGATCTACCTGAGCGGCTCCGGCGCCGCCGGCACCGCGCCGCAGTTCGGGGACTTCCTGGTGAGCTGCGCCATGGTCGAGACGCTGGTAGCAGCGACCAGCGCCACCTACGCACTGGCGGGCCTGCAGACCGCCCTGAAGTCCGTGACGATGCGCTGGTATGCCGATGGCATGCTCCACCAGGTAGCCGGTGCCCGCGCCACCTGGACCCTAAGCGCCAACGCTGGAGAGTTCGCCACCCTCAACATCGAGGCAACCGGGATCTATTCCATCCCGACCAAGACCTCGCTGATCAGCCCAACCTTTGCCAACCAAGCGGCACCGCTTGAGGTGAGCGCCACAAATACGCCGACGGTGAACATCAACTCCGTGGCCAACTGCATGGCAGCCTTTGAGCTCAACCTCGGCAACGCCGTGGAGTACGAAAGCTATGCCGGCTGCGTCACCCGGCTCGCCATCAATGACCGTGTGCCCGAGGGCAGCATCGAGATCGAATCAAAGATCATCGGCTCCAGCACCGGCGAGCAGGATTTCTACACCCTGTTCACCGCCGGCACGCTGGTGCCGATCACCTGGACCCATGGCACCGTCGCAGGTAATATCTGCACGCTCACCATGGCGAACTGCCAGCTCATGGAACCCACCTTGAGTGATCGCAATGGCAAACAGTTCATGACCATTCCGTTCATGCCGATCAC